GCAGTTCTTAGTTTCTGAATCTCCTGCTCTAACTTCATCGCCTTGTCTGAGTTTTTCATTTTGAGTTCCCTCAGTTGTTGATATGTTTTCACATTCCCCCTCTTAGTTCCCAAAGACGTATTGCGTCTTCAAGTTCCTTGCCTGTTAATGGTTTTGGTCAGAGGCAATGGGGAGCATTTTCTTTCTGCTCCCCACCCTTACCTTTCGATTTTTTCTCCATCTCATCCCCTTTTGGATTTATAATTTTCAATGGCCGATTTGATCGCATCTTCTGCGAGTACAGAGCAGTGAATTTTGACAGGAGGAAGTGACAGTTCTTCAACAATCTCAACGTTCGAGAGTTCTTTCGCCTGATCAACAGTTCTACCAATGACCCAATCAGAAGCAAGGGAACTAGCAGCAATAGCAGACCCACAACCAAAGGTCTTGAATTTTGCGTCCTCGATGACTCCAGTTTCTTCATTTACCTGTATCTGCAATTTCATCACGTCACCGCACTCTGGTGCGCCAACAAGACCAGTTCCAACATTTGGACTGTCCTTGTCGAGTGATCCTACGTTCCTTGGATTCTGAAAGTGGTCCACCACTTTTTGGTCATACGCCATTAGATTCCTTGTTCACATCATAAGATGCTAAATCCTTTTTCAAACAACAGCAAAAATAATATTGCTGATAGCCCAACAAGTAGGGCCAGTCTTTCTCCCCAATGCATACCCATCTAGTCCCTTAAACTCATGATTAGATCTACCACTGTCTGTGTCTGGTCAGGAGTGCTGTGTTGCACTTTTGTAACATATCCTGGTTCTTGACCAAACAATGTATTCTGTGGACCAAATGCTTCAACCATATTGTTGACTTTAGTATTCACAGTCTTCAAAAATGATTCCTTTTGATTCGACCCTCGCTCATCATACCTTCGTTGCCTCTCAGCATCAGAAGTTTCAAGGACAATGATATGTAACTCAAACTCATTATCCAACGCAGCACGGAAGAATCCTTTATTATTTAGGCGGTCGCCTTCCCCAAGGATTATCTCATCATTTTTCCTCTCAAGGTATTTGATTGCCTGAGGGGCAACTGCCATGCTTAGCCGATCAGTCCCACTGTATACCTGATCATCTTCATATACACCAAGCAATCTGATTTTAGGATCAGTTGTGCTGGAGTGAGTCTCAAGGAGTTGAATAGGTGCCTCATCACGGACAAAGGGAACCTGCTCCATTAGTTTTTTGATTACGGTGGTTTTGCCAGTACCAGGCATGCCAATCATGTATATTAGTTTTCTCAAAATAGTATCTCAGTTACATCATTATGTTTTTCGTCGAAGAGTCTAACACCTTCGGCATGAATTTCAGGTCTAATCTCATACATCAAATAACCTCTTCCATGGTCATCTGCTGCCAAACCTGTTGTACCAATCCCTCCAAATGGATCATAAACTACGTGTCCTGGGTCAGTAAAATTAAGAATACATCGCTCAGGGACTTCAATGGGTAGGCCAACTACCTCACCTGCTATCTTCTGCTCTCTCAAAAATGGACCCCAGATGTCATGGCCATATGTATTATATAACTCATCACGTCTTAGGTTGTATAACCCTTTTGTCCCACGTTTTTGGAAAGTGTAAACATGACCAATGGTATGAGAGTAACCATCATATCCATCTTTTTTCTTATAGTATTTGACATCACGTAGGTAATAATCATTCTCAAAAAAGCACTGGGTAAGATAGTAAAACTTTGGTAGGATTTGAGAGTTGTTTCTGCGACAACCTGTGAATGTAAAAGTAACAGTACCCAACCTTGGTCTAAGTCTGGGAACAATGTTGTCAAGGAACCCAGTCTTGTATGTTTCAGGTTTGTTTAGTTGTACACCAAATGCACCAAGGTCTTCATAGCAGGGTGGACTGGAACAGAAGTAATCATACTCATCTGTATCCATGTTGTCCATGCAACTGCCCAAAATGTATTCTTGTTTCATGTCAAAATAAAAGATCCGTCACTGCCGCACTTGTACGGGCAAAGGGTTGATTCTCAACCTCAGTCCAAAACTGAGGTGTTTTGTTGTGCCATGCTTCAGCACGAGGTATCCTACCATAGTTGGATAATGCCTTGTTCATACTTGCCACATATGCTGATGGTGTCTCCCATTGTTCAGGGTTCATCTCAGCAAGGACAGAGTGAGGTAAAACTTCAGGTCTTGCTTTCATATATTTATCCCAAAGCCATTCAAACTCAGGCATCAGGTGTCTTGCCTCTTCTGTTTCCAACTCTTGCTCATCAGTATAACAACCAGCATACCTTGTACCTTTGTGTTGACGTTTGTAGTTACAACAACAGGTCTCAAAGTTCAAAAAGTTAGCATTGGGATGGTCAACACTCTCAACATATTCTTTTGCTGTCCTCTCAAGCATCTCCATATCATCTTTGCTGATGTCATCAGTGTCAACCAAATCATCTCTGCCAATGGCAAATGCCCAACCTGATCTATGAGACTTGCCTGTCGCAAACTCCATATCAGGTGCTTCAAGTGGTGCATCAGTCATCCCAACCATCGCCTCAACAAAAGACCAGTGACCCATCCGACCCCAGTGAAACCAATCATTCATGCACCTGTTTTTGAGGTCATTATAGTTTTCAATGTCAGTACCAACTGTGAATGATTTTTTGATGTAATCACCAAGGGTGGTGGTAAGAGAGTCACCAACTGATTTAAGAAACTTCTCAAACACTATTTTGCGATATTTACAGTCAGGACTAAAGATAAGTTTTTTCTTGTATTTTTGATACCACTCAGTCATCTCAGGAATGATATCAGCAGTAACTGTGGGGAATGTTACTGCAAAAGCAGACTCAACTGGACCTGCGTGGGTGGCACCATGAAAGAATGCCATTGTGCACCTCATCTCAAAGTCTGCATTCATGTCATCGAGCAACCATCTCTCAAGTACGATATCAGGCGACCATTCATGAGTCTCAAGCATATATCGATAGAACATGTCAAAACCTTCCCACCTGTGTTTTGGATCACGGTAGTCAAGATCAGTTCTCATTTTCTCTATCATGTTATTTTATTTAAAAAATCCACAACTGCAAGACTGTTTGGTGCTGTCAACAAAATACGCAGCACCTCCAGTACAAGATTTGCATTTGACCATGGGACTTCTTGATCGGTTACTACACCCCAGTTGAACCAAGACCACCAGTGCGATCAGTTTTATCGCCAGGAGCATTTTCAACTTCTTCAAATGTTACCTTCAGGTCTTTCACCATCTCTGCTTGAGCAATCCTATCGCCAAACGTGATCGATGTCTGTGCCTGTGTAAGATTTACGATTGGGACAAAGGTCTCTTGTACATAGTCACTATCAATGACTCCAGTACAGTTGATCAGTGTCATCCCATTTTTTAACGCCATCCCTGAACGTGGATGCGTGCGCACTGAGTGACCTTTAGGGATATCAAATATCAAACCTGTTGGCACTAATGCTCTATCACCTGGATTCAAAATCAAGACATCTTGAGGTTCTCTCTCAGTGTCACTGTTTGAATAGGCATTCCAAATTTTCACTGGACCATTCCAACAGGCATGAAGGTCAAAACATGACGACTGTTCTGTCGCATATTCAGGTATGACTGCCTTGTCGGTTGTTCTGTATATCTTTAATTTTTTACTCACTGTTGCCTACATTATATTTTGTCTCAAGGATCCACTCACCTTTTTCTTTGTATGAGAGGATTTTCAAAGTATTGACTGAGCAGGTTGGACTTGCGGTTTTTGCTGGCTCAACCAGATTACACAAACCCCATTCCGAAAGCAAGTTCGCTATGCTGTTGCGTCTTGCGATGTCTGTCTCAGATTGATTGAAGTCTGATGGTTTTCCATCCAACTTAAATAACTCTTTAAAATGTACGAGATAATACTTACCCTGTTTGTGCAGAATGTGACAAGATTGGTATAATTTCTTTTCACGTTTTGAAGCAATGCCAATACGACTCAATGTCTCTCTTATCTTCAAAAAATCATCAGGTTGCTTAAGGGTGATCTCGACGAACGATTGGATAATATCCATATATAATCCCTATAAAACATAGAGATAATCACTACCATATTTAGGATTTTCCACCTTCCGCAGTCGTAAACCACTGGAATATCTCATCAAGTTGTTCTTTGGGTAAAACCTTGATTGCCTCTTTTGCTTTTTGGTCGGAGTAACTAAAAAACTTTTTTACTGCTTCTTGATACTTTGAGGTATTGCGTTTTGCCCACTTGCCCCATCTTTTCTTGGCACGTATGCCATAAAACAAAAAGTCATATTGCCATTTTGATGGGAGGTCAGGGTAGCAGTTCATTATATTGGCAGGGACAACTGTCTCTTGAGTCATCGATAATCCTCGGTTGATGATAAAACCAGAGTAGGATGACTCATATAATTCACCTTCTTCACCATCCATGAGGTGACCTTTTTCTTTGCTGTTAAGATTACCAACGATGGAAAATGGAGAAGGTTTACTCATTTGCTACCTTTTCTGCGATTTTGTCTATCATATCATCCATGGGTGGATGCTCATATTCACCCCACTCATCAAAATGGTAGTTCCAGTTAGCAGGGTTTTGCTCTGCTCCTTTTGATAGTATGGAGACTCCTGATACATAGGAAAATCCTGCACCCTTGAGAAAATCAACAAACTTGCCACAAATAACTGGTAGTGTCTCAGCAGTAAATGCCATCTCAACAGTATTTCCTTCTGCGTCAGTTTGACTGAACTCATAAGTAGGGTGTTCATAATATTCTGTCATTTTTAATCCTTGAAGGTGCAATCACCCATAATCTCAACCAAACAAGCAGTAAGGTTCAACTCCTGATCTGCGACGAAAGCAGACTGATACTGATACCTTGCCATCAGCAAGACCATCTGAGGAATCGATTGATTTGTTTGATCAAGTGTTTTGTATAATTCGTCATATAATTTTTTGTAGAGTGAACTCATCTCAACATCTGAGTTGTCTGCAACCCACTTGCGAACGACCTTGAAGTTCTTTTCTTTGAGAGCAGGAATTAAATC